ATTAAAATTGTTGTTGAGTTTTAAAGGTAAGGAAAAATAATAAATGCCGCTTACTACAAATGCCTCTCCTTATTGGGATGATTATAAAGAAGATAAAGAATTTTATCGAATCTTATTTCGCCCCGGACATGCAGTTCAGGCTCGCGAACTAACACAGCTCCAGACAAATCTACAAAAGCAGATTGAGCGTCATGGTAAGAATGCATTTGCTCATGGTGCTCGTGTATTAGATGGCCAGACTGCCTACAACAAGTGCGACTATATTAAGTTGTCTGATTATGAAAAGAATGATCCGAATGAGGGAACTCTAATTAATGTTTCTGGTGCGCTTGCAGATGGAGCGGCATATGATCCTACTGCGTTAGTCGGTATTACTATTGGGCTAGATCCTCGCGTGGCCACGTCTGGAGGCCCTGGAGATTACATCACAGACACCGATGGTCGAGTCCGCTCCCCTGATGGCCGCAGGCCTGTTGCAAAGGTTGTTTTGTCGGAAAATCGGACGGATATTGGAGAACCTCCTACATTGTTACTCAATTATGAATCCGGAGATAAGTTTTCGGCTAATGACTTTGTTAGGGATCGAGCTGCGTTGGGAAAATTCAATGCCGTTGTAAACAATACAATATCAAGCTCGGGCAATGAAGTTGGTAATTCTTCTTATGTTGGAATCACAAGTGGTGTGTATTTTATCACAACATCTACTGGTGGATACTTTGCTCATGTTCCGAAGCAGAGAATTATCCTAGAAAAGTATTCAGATACTCCAACATATAAGATTGGTCTTAACATTAATGAAACGATTGTTTCCGAAAATGAGGATGAAACACTATATGATAATGCCCAAGGAACATATTCTCAATATGCTCCTGGTGCTCACCGATTAAAGATTGCATTAGAACTATCTAAGGCCCCTGGTTCTGATGGTAATACTATTAACCCAGCCTCCTCTCAGGATTTTGTTGAACTGTTGCGTATTGAGAATGGGCAAAGAGCCTATGGTGCCTCTTCTTCGACACCGCCGCTTCCGGTGCCCCTTGTGACTAACATAATTATAGAGGCCGCGGCCGATCAGGCATTTGATGAAACTGGAAACTACATCGTTAGTGATTTTGATTGTCGGGTTGAAGACGCACCTGATGATAAAATAAAGGTTACGGTTCATCCTAAGTCTGGCAGAGCATCAGCCCGAGCCTATATTCAGGGACATGCGTTTGAACAATCTGGTCCTTGGACGCAATATATTGAAAAGGCCAGAAAAACAGGAATTATTAAAAACATATCAACTCCATTAAATAATGGAGCTTTAATGTTGGTTTCAAACCTCAAGGCGCTAGGATCGCAATTGTCTGTTGGGGATCTTCCTATATGGGATCTTCATACGTGCGGGGTGAATCAAGTTAATACACACGTTGGCGCTACTGGCACATCCGAAGAAATTCTAAATAAGAGGGAGTTGGCATATAAGTCAACCCGCGCAGGGAAATTTCGAGTTAGAGATGTGCAGTATGTTACGGCCAACACTTATGCAATTTATGTGACCGACTTTCGGGGTTCTGCTGCTCTCACAGGAAACTTTAGTGGTAGCCCAACACGCACCGATGTCGAAACGATTGGTGTTGGTCCTAGTATCGTTAAGATCCAAACTGGCAATACGAGTGTTTATGAGAATGCATATATTGGTTCTAAATTTAGCATTACATATTCACATTATCATCCTGATTTTGCCGGGCAGACACGAACAGTTATTGCATCATCTGTTGACATTCATGGTACCGATACATTAACATTAGATGCTCCGATCAACCAACCAACCAACAATACTGCACATTTTCCTGGAGACCAAGACATATATGCATTGAACGCTGACATTCGTGCGGCCGCCACTGGAAATGGATGTATTATTGCTTCGACAATAAATGATTCTGGTGTGGTTATCGGACTCGTAACCGACAATCCCGATCTTCCTGCAAACAAAAATGGTTCTGCTGAAATTGCAAAAATCGGCACGATTGCAAACACGAGTATCTTTGGTGGGGGAACATTTCCCAGCCTGATCTACAAGTTGCCTGTTGGAGGCTCTAGAGTTGCTAATTCGATTGAGACTTTTGCTTCTGGCGGATCTAATTTTGAATTCCCTGCACAGTATTCAACAACGGCAGCAGCCAGCGGGTCCCCCGGCGTAGCAAATTTCGATCCGAAAGAATTTAGAGGAGCGTCATTCGCAGGGACACAGGTATTTTTCTCAACTGCTGTCAAGGAGTCTTATACACTAATCAACGAAACTACTGGTTCTGTTATTGATCCGGATGAATATGTTATGGTTAGTTCTGGTACTGCGCCTAGTATAACCGCTCTTGCTGTAGCCGCAACTGGAGCAGCTCCCGACTTTAGTAGTGATACTATGAGATTGATTGGACCAGTACGAGTAACCGATGTTACTTCAAAAAGAAAGACACTACTCAGGGGAATAAATGCCCAAGACAATAAAGATGTTCCCATCGCAACAGATAGAACAAATTCAGGAAATAGTTGGATTACATTTGCGAAACCAAACACCTTGTCTGGAGGGAAAGATAATCTAGGGTTGGTGGATGTGTTGCGAATTGTTGATATTTATGATACTGGTGACATTTCTCGGACTGCAAATGGTGCAATGTTGAATAATACTCAGCATCGCGTTACTAGCAACTATACTTTAGATGCTGGCCAGAGTGAAGCCCTTTACGACTATGCTTCTGTTGTATTAAAGCCTGGTGCAAAAGCTCCAAAGGGGCAGTTGGCTGTAGTTGTAGATAGATTTATTCATGATAACTCGAAAGATGGTGGAGTGTTTACTGTTGACTCGTATAATGGTCAGGTTAGTATAGAGAACATTCCTTCGTTTGTTTCCTATAAATCGGGGCAACGATATAATTTGGGAGAATATATTGACTTCCGCCCATCAAGGGCGGTTGAAATTAATTCATCATTGGATGCTAATACAAGTTATTACGTTCCAATTGTTTCGCAACCGACTAGTTCCGATCATAGAGTGCTCGCAGAAAATCTAGAGGTTCTTCATCCAAGTTCTCAGGGGAGTTTCAAATATGATATGCAATACTTTGCCCCCCGCTTTGATAAAATTATATTATCTGTGCGACAGATTAGAGCCGGTGGAGCAAACACGGGATACATGAGAATTATCTCAGGAACCGACAACCAAAATCCGGCTATTCCCCCCAAGGTTCATCCCCATGATATGGCAATATTTACATTGGCTCTGCCCTCATACACTCGCCGTGCGAGCGATATTAATGTTATGCCCGAGGGCAATCGTCGTTGGACCATGAAGGATATTGGCAAGATTAGTAGAAGGCTTGATCGACTAGAATATTATTCGTCATTGAACATGATTGAGCAAGATGTTTCCAATCTTAAAATATTTGATGCTTCTGGCCAACTTGAAAGATTCAAGCATGGATTTATTGTAGATAATTTTCAGACAGGAACTTCCTTGGCTGATGTTGGGCATCCTATAACAGGACCCAACTTTGACTTCCAAGCCTCTATTGGTCGAGGCGTCCTCCGCCCTGCATATGAATCTGAAAATATTTCATTGTTGTGGGATCCTACAACTAGTACAGGTGTGCAGGAAACTAATGGGGTCCTTCACCTTCCCTATACTACGACATCTGGTGATGCGTTCTTGCAGCAAATTAGAGCCACGTCTGATGGCGGGGAAAATATTAATCCGTTTGATGTTAAGACATGGCAAGGAACCGTTTCACTTGTTCCGAGTAGTGACATCTGGAAATCTACTGTTGAATCCCATGCCACAAGCACCCAAACATCACCCTCTGGATATCAAGACTCGCTAATCGCGATGGCCGAAACGCTGAATGATCGAATGGGTTCGTCGATGACTGTGTGGGGAGAATGGGATACCGAGTGGGGCGGCAGCGTCAACGGCGAAACAGAAACAATGATAATGGATGAAGCTGGCGAATTCGCAAAGGTATATCAGAGCGTTAATTGGGGCAAAGCGACGGCTTACGCCGCGGATGGCTTTGGCAATCCCATAACCAGCCATGCGGCCTTTGATCTAAATTTAGGTACGGTCAGCCTTCCGGCAGAAGGAAACCTCTCAGCCCGAATGAGGGCGTTTGATCTTCCTAATACAGATTGGGTATCATACAGAGAAAGAAAAGGTGAAGATGAGCATCGTATAGAATGGATGCCAAATCAAACTCATGTGTTTGCTGACGAGGTTTCAACAACAGTAAAAACAACTACTGGCACCAGTATACGAACTGGAATACGAAATGAGTATGAGGTGTCCAAGAAAACGACTGAGATTGGTGAGTTTGTTGTTGGATCTAGCTCAACTCCATTCATGAGACCCCTTGATATTACCTTTAAGGTTCGTGGCCTCAAGCCAGACACCTTAATGTTCCCACATTTTGATGATGTTGATATTCGCAACTATACGGAGCGAGCAAATGAGTTGACGTTGAGCGCCGGCGCCGTTTATTCAAACCCATATGCCGATGGAGAAATTCTATCAGGTCCACCAGGTACAGGCCGAGCTATTATCTCCGGATTCAATCCTGGATCTAATACTTATTATGTCACTTCTGCTAATGGGGCGTTTGCATCACCAGATTCTGTGACAGGATCTATATCCGCCCTCTCGCGCGCCGTTGAACAGTATAAGAATTACTCTGGTTCAGTACAAACCAGCGCCACGGCCAGCACCTTAAAACTAGACGCATCTGCGTCAGATTGGTGGCTGCCTAACACTACAACGGCGCCTCTTGCCGCTGAAGATTTAGAAAAAGATCTTTATGGAAAGACACTCTATATAACAGAGGGTCGTGGATATGGGCAATCTAGAACGATTACTTCTTTTGCTGATACCACGGATACCGTCACTCTAAACACTCCTTGGTCAATTACTCCTAACACACAAAGTCGTTACAGTATTAGTGACCATAGATCAAGTCTTTCGGGAGACCTCTATGGAGTCTTCCATGTTCCTAATTATAATTGGGCGAATAGACTTCTTTCTGCTAGAAAAGAAGGAACTGATAGTGATAATTCGGCGATGTTGGAATCGTTTGAACCCGGAGAAAGTCTTGCCGATGAACGAACAGATGATGTTACTCGTTTTCCTACCGGAAATAGATCATTTTCTGTAAGAGACTCATTATCGACGGCGACCGCCGAATCATTTGGTATTGGTCCATTTATGGCTTCGGGTCTTATTGAAACCCGCCAAAAACGGTACCAAGATTCATATGGACTAACATTGACTCCTAGAGACGTAACAGACGAGGAAAATGTATCCAAAACTGAAGATGTGATAACTACGAGGAGAGTGGAAGTTGGAACCATATGTTGGGCAGATCCATTGGCCCAATCAATCTTGGTTGATCCACATAGGTATCCAGAAGGCCTTTTCGTCGATAGCGTTGACTTATGGTTTAAGGTAAAGCCAGACACTACTGGGATAGATAAGGAAGGAATTCCTGTAGAAGTACAGCTTCGGCCAACGATTGGTGGTATGCCCAGCGGCGGTGAAATAATGACCTCTGTAATTAAATATCCATCAGAGGTAAATGTGTCTAGTGGGGAATTTGGTGACCTACCAGACTCGGTTGATGAAACAAAATATACGAATTTCAAATTTGAGCGCCCAGTTTATTTAAATGGTGGAACTGAATATGCAATTGTTCTTATGTGTGCAGATACGTCCTATGAAGTATGGACTGCAAAGGTCGGCAGTGATGAAGTAGGCACAGGTGGAGAAACTGGAATTCCTGCTGTGGCCATCGACAGCCAACCCCATCTAGGATCTCTATTTAAGTCCCAGAATGGTTCAACGTGGGTGCCTGAAGTCAACCAGGACTTGATGTTTCGGATTCATAAATGTGTGTTTGATACTTCTGTAGTAGGAAGTGCAATTTGGAAGTCGGCTAATGCAATGTCACAATATGTTCCGTCTTATACAAGATCCACAAATGCACTGATTCACACAAATTGGGTTGGTTCCTCGGGAGCTGGGGAACACGCATTAAGCACTCCAACTGCAAGCCCGTATGCATTTAAAGTGTGGGACAAGAATTTCACCTATCATAGATTCCGGGTCGATTCAACACAACTTGATTATCCATCTGGATTTACTGGATTTTCTTATGCTGCTGCATCAGCAGGAGACATGGCCGTCCCTGATGTTGCTTCATTATCGTTGACTCAGGGATTTACCTCTATAAATCTACATCGTGATATTATTCCAGAAACTAGTCTTGATATTATTAAAGATTCCACAGGCTCCTTTGTCTTAAAGGGAGCAATCACAACCCAAAATGAAGACATTTCTCCAATGATTAACCTTGAGAGAATGTCTTTGACTATGATTAAGAATCTGATTAACCATGGAGAATTGTCTGCAAATACATGGCCAGTTAATTACATTACAACAGATGATTATTCAAGCGGTAATGTGGTTGGTGGTGGATTTTATATCGAAAACCCCGGCCTAAATTATCTTGGATGGGGCCCGTCGTCGGCGTCGATAACCGCAGCAGATAAGATTGTAATAACAACCGAAGATGGAAATATTGGAAGTGGAGCAACAGGATATCCAATTGTCAATAGTGTAGGTTCTATTGTTGGTGTTCATTTGAACAATGCTGGAAGTGCATATCTTCATGCTCCGACAATATCATTCACCGATGCGAGTGACACTCCCATTGATAAGGGAGCCGTAATCAAATATGTCGGTGAAGATTCCCCTCAAGGTCCAGGCAACTTCCTTGCACGATACATGACGAAACGAGTTGTTATGTCTCCTGGCGCAGAAGCAAAGGATATCAAGATTTATTTGACTGCTTCTCAGGTACCAGGAACAATAATTTGGGTGTATACAAAGGTACGAAATAAGGCCGACATTGATACTTTTGCACAAAAGAATTGGGTATTAGCCGTGAGAATGCAACCCTTTGGCGATGAAGTATCTCCGACTGATGATTATTATAGAGAGATTCAGTTTATGGGAGGAGGCGCCGATGATGATTTCCCACTCTCTTATAATGCAAACCTAGATGGAGCTTCATTCGGCGCAGACTCTTCTCCTGCCGGGGAGCGATTCGATACATTCAACGAATTTGCCATAAAGATTGTCATGCAAAGTATAGACGCGCGAATTGTTCCTGTTATCAAGGACCTTAGAGCAATTGCAGTTGAGTAATAACATATGAGTAGAGAAAACAACGATCAGAAGTATGTTCCAACCGATACACCAGGATTGCTTCGCGACACATTCTCTCAGGCAATTGTTTCGTCGGATGACAAGGCACTTCAAGAATATCGTATTCGAGCCCGAAAGATAAAAGAAAATCATTCTAAATTAGAGAGTATAAATATAGTTAAAGATGAGATGAGTATTCTTAAAGACGAAATGAGCGAAATAAAAAGTTTGCTAAAGCAGATTATATTAGATAAGGAAACCAATACGGATGCCGATTAATACTACTCAAGTTGCAAATATTGCCATGAGTGACACATTTACTCAGTTTGCAAGCAAAACAAATGATGTGATTTCAATTGTCAATGGGCTTCCTCGTGAGGAGATAGGACACATTACCCGATATGGTGGTGCGATTGATGGTGGTAAAAACCAAGCCGGCTTATTCGAGGTTCTTGCACAGGAAATGGGCAGTCTTTATATTTCTGGCTTTGGATCAGAAGGTAAACTTGGTATTGGTGATTTTTTGAAGGATGGAAGGTTAGCCGATCTTTCCTCTGATATTGACATTATAAGAACTGAAGCAGGTCGCTCATCCTCAATAAATGTTGTGAGCAGCTTTTCTGGTGGTACGGCCAATTTAAGTTTGCAAGGCACCGGCAATTCGGCTGTTCGCTTTCTCGACACTTCTACTTCGGGAATGGTGCTTGGTTATGATGGGCTTGTAGATAAGTTAGATATTAAATCGTTGTCCGGTGGAACAGAAACAGATAAGTTTACTTTCACAAAGACTGGTAATTTTGGTATTGGAACGACGAGCCCAGATGCCAGTCTTCATATTAAAACGGGCAAGAATGGTACCGGTGGTGATCTAACTTTAGCGACTTATCCTGGTGATGGATTTATACTTCTAGGCGATCCGGATCACGATACATTCAAAACGCACATGCGAATTGACGAAAATGAAATTATGGTTATAAATCCAGATGCAACCGACAATAAAGGTGTTCTAATCATCCAGGGCGATGGAGGAAATATTTATTTTGGCAGACAACAACTTACCGGTTCTTCTGGCCCCTACGGAGAGGCCAATGCCAACACATATGTATATGGTCATCTTGCTGTCAACAGCTCCGGTAACGGGCAGTGGCCGCTTGCTGTAAACGGAACATCTTGGTCGGCTACTAAAATTTTTAGGGGGCGGTCATACTCGTCACAGATTGATGGGGGCACGGGTGGATATTTTCAAATAACTCAAGACACTAACGAGTTCGTTAGGATAATAAGTCCTAATGGTATGGACTTTAAATATAATGGTAGTGATTCAGCTCTGACAATTCAGACCACCGGTCATGTTACCATAGCAGACGACAAAAACCTTACTCTTGGGGGTGCTAGTGTCTTTACCACTGGCACCGGGGACGTACACCTTAACGGTACTGTTCGCATACCTGATAGTTTAGTTCACACCGGCGATACTGATACTTTTTTCCGTTTCGACGTTAACCGTATTCGACTTTCCGCTGGGACCAAGGGAGACGGTCTTGATATACAAGACAGTAGAATTGACCTAGGGGGGTTGAGTCAGGATAGAGATGTATACATTCATTGGGATACGTCCACCACTTCGATCCCAGCTATATTTACACGAGGATCCGATGGTTTTGTAGGTATTGGAACCAACGCTCCAGAAACAAAATTAGATGTGGCTGGTGATATAACCATTGGGCGGAAAATATTTTCCAGAGCTGATTCTAACAGAAACACTTGGATAGATTCAGGTGCAACTGGAGATGAATGGATTTTCGTCGGCGGCAGCCATGAATTATTTAAAACAAATTATACTACTGGCACTGTTTTTAATGGGAACGGCGCGGATAGAGATTTTCGTGTTGAAAGTGATATAGAAACTCATATGTTATTCGTTGATGCAGGGGCAAACCGTGTTGGTATTGGGAAAACCCCCGGAAAGACCCTTGATGTGGACGGAACTTTTGGAGCCTCTGGAAAGGCGACCCTACTCGCTGACCTTGACGTAACTGGAACCACAGAAGTTGATACACTAAATGCTTCTGCTCTGACGACCCTAAGTTTTGGCCTTATCGTAACATCCGGCGGCGTTGTTAGAATCCAGAGCGCGGAGGATGCCATATCATCGGCTGACGCTACTGCCGCCCTTTCGGTTGCAGGAGGCGCGTCCATTACAAGCAAGCTATATGCTGGAGGAGCAGCCGAGCTTGGAACAACCGCCATGGCCGGAACAACTACAATCGGTGATGGCGGCGGCTATAACGTCGGCGACGACGTAAATCAATCGTATACAAGACTTCATGCGAAGTACTGGAACAACACGGGGCTCAACCGCGCTAATGGCGCCTTTACGGTAGGTCGCCTGACCGGCGGCAGTTTGGTTATGTCCGGCAGCGGAATCCAATCCCGCAGTATTGCCGGCGATGCCGTTAACGGCGAAGGCACGGCGGCAGACCTAGGTCTGCAATTTCATGGAGGAACCCTTACTGTTGGAGGAAATGTTTGGGGAACTGGCGGCATCCAATACGGCATTGTCTTCGCCGGCGACGACGGCCAAGTTGGTATTAACAAAAACGTCCCCGACTATACACTTGATGTAGCCGGAACATTCCAAGCCTCCGGCGCTGCAATCATAGGTGGTACCCTTACCGTAACTGGAGACACAACTCTCGCCAATCTGCGAATTAATGGCAGTCTTCATGATGGTGCGGGCACAGGCGGCGCCAATCATGTGCTCACTAGTGATGGAAGCGGCGGCGCGGCTTGGTCTCTTCCAGCTACATCCGGGGAGGTGCTTGGTTCGGGTGCTCCTAACCAGCTGGCCAAGTGGGCCGACGCGACAGGCCTGACAAATTCTATTGTATACGAACAAAACAGTAAAATTGGTATTGGAACCGCCGGTGTGACCCCCCTTGGACTACTGGAAGTCAAGGGACTCACGGCTAATATATACATATCCAATACTGACGAAACCGAATCTGGTCTAATATTTAGGGATGGCACTGGCGGCGGGCTTGCCCAATCTGCTGCTATTACATTCGATGCAAGTAACGGTTCCACCTCCAATAAACTAAGGTTTTATAATAAGGATGGTGCCTTAGCGAGCAGTCCTGCCAGCCCCGCTCTTAGAATGACCATTGATAATGCGGGTCAAGTTGGTATTGGAATTGATGCTCCAGAGTATAAACTTGACGTAGCTGGAGATTTTCGAGCCACCGGCACCGCAAATTGCGATACTAATCTTACCGTAATTGGAGACACAACGATTCGTGGTGTATTATATGATGGCGAAACTGACC